CTAAGAGACCGTCTTTTTATATTTACCGCTGCCCATGTTAAGCTGATAGGTCACCACCTCCTTATCACTTGAAAAACGAATCTTTGTGAGGCTAGAGTTGCCTCCTTTGGCATCAAACACTAGCGTCTGCCCCTTATCCAGATGAATATTTTTAGGAATCACCAGACTGGATTTTCCGTTACTGATTTTATCCTTGGACAACTGCAATTCCACATTGGACCCTTCCGCCGCTGCCAAGCGCTGACTATCTCGGTATAGGTACTCAAAGCGCAGATAAAAAAGGTTCGTTTCAACCTGTTGAAAAATACCAGTGACTGAGCCTGACAAACTTAGAGTGAGAAAGGCAACCACTGCTAGAGTCACCAGACTCTCCAACAAGGTAAAGGCTCTAATTGGCCACTGAGCGGCTTTCGCCACCATGTTTCGCATAATAATCATTGTATGAATCTGCCTGTTTTTGCGTGATTTGACCTTCTGAAACAAGAGCAGCTAAGCTAGCTGTCTTATTATTCTTCATTTCATAAAGTTCTGCTTGAGAATCCACGACCTTGACCACAGCCGCATTTCCAGTCTCTTTAACAGAATCCTTCTGCTTGCTCAAGTTAGGTACAAAGAGCAAAAGGAGAATACTGATAATGAGAAGCACGACCAGCATTTCAATCAACGATACTAAAATTCTTGATTGAGCATAAAAAAGACTTGGTAGCTCATGCTGCCAAGCGACATGAAAAAACAAAAACATTCGGCACGCAATCGCCTAAAATACATCTATAGTGTACCTTTATTTAGATTAAATGTCTAACGATTTATCATGAATACACAAAAAAGGCTAGGATACCCCTAGTCTTTTATCGTTCCCAGATTACAACGTCTTTCTGCGATAAGCTCCTCTAGTTCGTTCAAATCCGAACCCGTAGCATGATTTCTGATAAAGCTACGAGCGGACGACCTTTTAGAGAGATAATTTCTATGCTCTCTATTGTTTGCATTCCACTTCTTAGTGGCCTTTGCTTGTGCGTCCATGCGATCTACTCACTTTCCAAATCTAGCGACGAATAATTTATGATATAACTCAATGTCATCGTTAGTGACATCTAACAATTTGCCGTGAGATTTTTTAACATTCACGTATTTTTCAAGTTCTTCGACGTTACGCATGTTGCTGATGTCGTAGCCAGCTGTTAACAAACCGTACAACGCTTTGTGGATTTCTCGCAAATTATCATTTTCCAATTTTTTAGAAAGATTGAACATTTTGCT